AGACAGCCTTATAGTCATATAATAGCTGAAAAAGCATTGGGTAGATATTTAAAAAAAGGAGAATTAGTTCATCATATAAATGGGGATTCTTTTGATGACAGGAATGATAATTATTTAATTTGTAATCGTAGTTATCATTCATGGTTACATGGGCAAATAAGAAAACGGGATAAGATTTGTGACCCTTTCGCAAAGGGAGGTTGGTGATGGCAAAGAAGATGACGGTAACAACGTCTTTAGCGTATATCATATGGGCTATCTTGCTCAGTGCAGCTTTCTATTACACAGGATTCAAGCCAACTGCTCATTTTATGATATATGCTTTCTTTCTCACTCTAGGTCTATTCTCGATCGTAGCAAAACGCTTAGCTCAAAAGATGGCTAGATTTAAGGATACGGAAATTAAATAAATGTTCAAAAGTTACCAAATTTCAACGGGGCTAAATAATGAATAGAAAATAAGGAGGACTCATGGAGCCAGGGCAAATAATCTTATGGGTAGTGATCGGTATCCTCATTGCAGTACAGGCTTATGATAAAGCAAGGGGAGCTTGGAAAAAGAGAAATGGCAATCCAGGGAATCAGGGCGAGCGGATTGCAAGGCTTGAAACAGCGATGAAGGACGTGAAGGATGATGTCATGGTGATCAAAAGGAAGTTGAACTTGGTATGAATGAAGAAAGAGGCTAGGGAAGTATTAGCCTATCTTTTAGAGAAGCAGGCTGATTTAAGGCACAAGAGAGCCTTGATGGATGAAGAGATAGAGAGGCTAGAGGGATTGATTAAAATGATAGATAAAATAAGAGATAAGAAATGAAGGTCGCATTCAAAGCACTGCTTAAAAAGTTTACTCCAATCACGCTCGTGAGTGGTGATAAGCAAGTGAGTATAAATCTTCAGTTGAATGATGAGGAGATTACAGAAGATGTTTTGAATTCATTAAATAGCTTTTATATGAGGACGCCTAAGCTTATTATGATTGTTATGATGGAGGAAAAACAAGATGACACAAGTTAAAAAAACTGAAGATAAGCCTAAGTTTGGTAATCTACCAGGTCCAGGCCCAGGTAGACCAGCCGGTTCTGCGAATAGATTCACAAAGCTAAAGGATTCATTCCTTGACGCTTTCTATGATAAGGATGGATTCGGGGGGACAGAAGGTTTGAAGAACTGGTTGAAAGAGAGCAAAAGAAATAGAGCAGTTTTCGCTCAGATGATCACCAAGATGCTGCCATCGAATATAACGTTGTCTGGTGATAAGGATAACCCGATAATCAGGATCGAGTTTGTGGAGGCGAAGAAGAAGGAATGAAATGTCCAAAATGTAGTATTCCAATGAGGCTTGATTACTGCCCTTATGATTCAAAATTGCCATACTGGGAAAATGCTTATTTATACAAATGCTTGCAATGTAATATTTACTGGTTGCAAGTGGACAATACAGAATTAGCGGCTATAGATGCCGCTTTAGGAAGAGATGTAATTCCGAATGGTTTATATCGGTGGAATGGTGCTGATACTTTACCTAATTTATTGAGTCGAAAGGATGAACTATGGGATAAAAGAGCTATAATGGAGAAGAAGGAATGAAAAGAGACCACATAACAAAATATCCATATTTATACAAGCACTTTCCTTTATTCTTTTGGACTAAATGTTGTGGGTGTGATAAGGATTTCCGTAGAGAATGGGGATGGTATGCCGTGGCTGGCCCTTATTATAATGGGATGGGCAGGAAGTATTTTTTATGCAAAACCTGTGCTCCTACAAAATCCATAGCAAGTGAATTTTTTATCAATCATAGATTTATTAAAGGAAGGCCACCTAAGCCTACGCCTCCTCTGCCATCAGTGGAGGCAAATAAGAAATGATTATAGCAATATTAGAAGACAGCAAGGGTTTCAGGGCTTCGTATGATCTTGCAATATTCAAGCCCAGAATAGAAATACCTATACACCCAAAATTAAGAGTAGCCGATAAAGATGATATTTTAAAAAAGCCAATGCCAATTATTAAGATGACCTTCGCTTTCTATGAATGGCTAGAGAAAAACAAGGTTGCTTTGTATAGGGAAAAATGAGCCAAACACAGGTTGAACCCCAGAAACGTCAAATCGAAGTAACCGATGTATTCACCCGCAACCTAAAGGCTACACAACCGGTCATCCTGAATGAGGGCGGTGCTGATTCATCGAAATCGTACTCGTTGGCGCAGCTTTTCATATACAAATTCAACAATGAGAGGGATAAATCGTTCTTAGTTTGCAGGAAAACGCTACCTCATTTGAGGATAACAGCATATAGGCTGATAATTGAGCTTATGAAGGACTATGGCTATTACGGCCGCTTAATTCATAACAAGTCAGAGCGTACTCTCTACAATTCGGCGAATAACAACTTCATGTTATTCACGAGTATCGATGATCCTGAGAAGATAAAGTCGGCGGAGTTCAACTATGAATGGCTTGAAGAGGCTAATGAATTTACATGGGACGATTTTATAAACTTGAGGAAATGCAACAGGGCAAAGACTAGTCCAGACGAGCCAAATACGATGTATCTTTCCTACAATCCAGTAGATGAGTATGGCTATATAAACGAGAAGCTCAAGCCACAGGCTGACGTCCAGGTCATCCACTCTACCGTTGATGACAATCCCTTTGCGCAGGAGGCTGATATAGCCGTCTTAGATGGCCTGGAGAGCCAAGACGATACTTATTATAGGATATACAGGCTCGGTAAGTACGCTAAATTGAAGGGGCGGATCTACGAGATAGAGATTGTCACGGAGTTCCCGGAATGCAGAGAGACGATATACGGCGTGGACTACGGTTTCATCAATCCGAGCGTATTGATAAAGCTGGGGATTGACATGGAGAACATGTCGCTCTACCTGACAGAGTTGATACATGAGACTCACTTGACGAACTCGCAGTTCATAGATAGGATGAAGGAGGAGATATCGGAAGAGCATAGAGATAGGGAAATATATGCTGATGCTGCAGAGCCGGACAGGATAGAGGAGGCGTATGAGGCAGGATTCAATATCAAACCGTCGTTTAAGGGCAAGAAGTCGGTACTTGATGGTATAGACCTTGTCAACCGCTTCAAGCTCTATACAAAAATCGAGTACACAAAGCTGGTATCGGAAATGCGTGGCTACAAGCGCAAGGTCGATAAGGATGGGAGAGTGCGGGAGGAGCCGGTCAAGTTCAGAGACCATTGCCCGGATGCCGTGAGATATCCCGTCTTCACACACCTCAGAGAACGACTCTTGGAACTAGAGCCTGCTTGGACGGTCACGACAAAGACTAAACCCATTGACGTAAAGCCAATAGAGGATGATGATGTGAGGCAGGCTGCGATAAAGCGAATAGAGGACAGTGGATTCCTGTCGCTGGCCATGTTTGCGAAGAATATGTCGCACTCAGAGGAAGCAATGAGGGCGAAACTCTTGGCAATGGGGTTCGAGGAGCATTCCCAGAACAGGTTCGTCTACGGTGAGGCGTTGGATAGGATTCCCGCGGTGGTGGGAAAGGAGGAGGAGAGAGATGATGAAAGTTGGGTGGTATAGGGGGAAATAAAATGCCAGCACCTAAAAGAGTAAAACAACCAATAAGAGCAAGGCAAGATATAGAGAATTTTGACGAGGAGAGCTGGGCAGAGAGTTCGGTCTGGGTACAGACATCAAAGGGGATATTCCCATTCTCTATCATGAAGGCCGACACACAGAAGAAGCAGAAGGCTGAATCGAAGCAACTAAAGGCGGAACAGAAGTGGGTAGCAGAGCAAGGTCTCATCCCCTATCCATTCGAGGCTAAGAACCTGTTGACGCTCAAGGATAATTGCGGATACTTTGATGCCTGCGTCAAGCAGATAGCGAAGGACGTCATCGGACAGGGTTGGAAGATCGAGCTCATCGAGGGTAAGAAGGAAAATAACGCGGAGAAGGATGCTATCCTTAAGTTTATTGAGAACAGCGGTGGCGACCGCGATGAGACTTTCGAGGAGACTCTTGAGCGTGGACTCATTGACTGGGGCCTCATCGGTTGGTGGGGCTGGGAGGTTTCGAGGGATGACAAGCAGATCGTCAACGGTATGTGGCACGTCCCGGCACAGACATTCTACGTCCACAAGGACTATGAGAAGTTCTGTCAGAAGCGAGGCGATAAGCAGGTATGGTTCAAGAAATTCGGAGTCGAAGGGCAGATAGACGCACAGACCGGGAATGATGTGACGAAAGAGCAAGAGGTTGTAGAGAGAGAGGATGAAACAAAGAAGATTGAACGTGCTAACGAACTTATTTACTACAGGAACTATTACCCACAGTCGGACTACTACGGCGCACCGAACATACTAAGCTCAATAGGTGCGGTCATGGGATTGATAGGCGTTCGGGATTTCAATCTTGCATTCTTCGAGAACTACGGGATACCGGCCGCTCTGATAATCCTCAGAGGTCGCTGGTCGAAGGATACGGCGAAGCAGATATCCGATTTTATAGACGTGGAACTCAAGGGTGCTGACAACTCGCATAAGACCATGTGTATCCATCCGCACAAGGATTCACAATTCGAGTACATAAAGCTGGGGATTGAGGTTAAGGAAGGCTCATTCAAGCTCTACCAGAAAAGCCTGGGTGATGAAGTCCTTATGGTCTACAAGATGCCACCGTATAGGATAGGAAAAGCGGAAGTCGGATCACTGGGAGGATCTACAGCATCGGAATCAACCAAGATATATGCCGCCTCAGTCATTACGCCACTTGAACAGGTCGTCGAGCGCATAATAACAAAGGATATATTCCATGACGGGCTCAAATGTGAGAACTATCGATTCAATCTCAATGAGATAGACCTGCGTGATTTGGATGCAGAAGCAGCGCGTGATCTGATATATTTCGGCATAGGCGCTCTTACGCCAAACCAGATATTGAAGCATCAAGGCAAGAAACCATATCCAGAGGGTAACAGATATTATGTAAGTTCGACACTTATCGATGTAGGCGAAGAGTCAATAGAGAAGATGGCTGCGGTAGAGAAGGCTGTCGAGATGATAGTCAAGGGTAAGCCTAAGTTGGCTGCTCAGATTATAAAGATTGCTAAGGGAGAGGCGAAGAAATGAAAGCTATTGTATATAAGCCCAAAGGATTTA